AATGAAACTAGATCCGTATGGTGATGTGTGGTATGATCAAAGTAGTTTAGTGCAAGTAAAGGTTAACGTTGAAGGTCAATATGATAATTGGACTTCTTCTGAATTAACATATAATGGACACGGGACTCATTGGAATGATTGGGAGGAAATTTGGTCAGGAACTCAAATTAATAACAATGTTAAAGAAGGCATAAGAGACACCGGTGATGTAAGAAATAATGATAGAAGAGCAAAAACAACAGATCAAACTAAAACATTGACTGGATTGAGTACAGGAAGTGTACCGGAAAAAATAATTAAATCTATCGGAAATAAAACAGTCAATTTAAGCATAGTTCCAAAGGTAAGAGAACAATCAATAACTTTTATTGCTAAAGGATTGAAGCCAAATAAAAATGTTTATGCTTATTTTGCTGATAGCAATATGTCGGCTAATGTAAAGCAAGCCTCAATCGTGAGTTTATCAAACGTAAGTTCGTCTAATGTATTTAGAACGACTTCGGGAAATTTTGAACAAGTTACAATTCAGGGCTCTGGAGTAAATGCCAGCAATACTGCTAAAATTATTTACATGAGCGATAGAAACAATCAAAATAATTGTACTGTTTTACTTACGGATATGTCGGCCCAAACTTCTTTTACTATTGGGACCGTAATCCAAGGAGACAGGACACAAGCAAACGGTTCTATTTCTGCTATTTCCCATTATAATTTTGAAGATTCTCAATTAACAGTTTCTTCTGAAGGTGTTGTAGGGGGCGTTTTCAATGTTCCTTCTGGTAAGTTTGCTGGTTCACAAAATCTTTTTAGATTAACAGATGATCCTGACAATATTCCCGCTATTACAACCTCAGTTGCCGAAGAAATTTTTCATTCAGCAGGAGTGATTGATGCTAAAACTGATTTAGGAATTGTTTCGCCTAGACCTTTAATTTCTAGACGAGAAAACATTAAAGAAGAAAGAATAACAAGATCTACTTCTGACGGAAGACAATCAACGTCTACCGATTATATGAACCCTATGTCTCAGTCTTTTTTTATTGATAAAAATCAATATTCTACAGGTGTTTTTCTTGATTCTGTAACTTTGTTTTTTAGTGGAAAAGACGCTTCACAGGGAATTAAATCTCCCGTAAGTCTACAGATCAGACCTATGATTAATGGAATGCCAAGCACTTCCTTGATTATACCCGGAAGCGAGGTTGTTTTATCTCCTGGAAGAATTACTGCAAATACAAATACTCCTATCGCAAATACTAGTGGAGGATTTCCTGACGGATTTTTAGGGAATTCATATACTGCAAATAGAAGCAATACCGATAGGGGTACAAGAACGATGTTTAAATTTGATCATCCTATTTTTCTTGCTCCAGACGAATATTCAATTTGTGTACAAACCAATAGTAGTGCATATAAACTTTATGGATTTGAATATGGTGCTTATCATACTGGAACTTCTAAGAAAATAACAAAACAGCCTTATGTTGGAAGTTTTTTCAATCCATCAAATGTAGGTGTTTGGGAAGAATTACCGGATCAAGGTTTAATGTTTCAATTGAATAGATGTGAATTTACCTCAGCGAATGCATATGCCAGATTAGATAATTTTGATGTGTCAAGTGGAAACACGAGTTCAAATACAACTATAGATACTTTTAAATTATCGACAGAAATAACCAGCTTTGCAAACACATATACAAGTTTTAATTATCATGCAACAGATTTAGCGGGAATAACAAAAAATGTTGGAGTGCATTTTAAAGAAAATAAAAATGTTGATTTCAAAAAACAAAAACAAATTACATATCCACAAGTCGCAAATAGCAGTTTTACAATTAATGTTTATTTTGAATCTGCAAACACTTTACTATCTCCAATATTAGATGAGACAAGAACAGGTGTTATTACTATTGAAAATCTTATTAACAATGGAAGTTTATCAAATTCTGATATTGTTGTGTCTGATTTTGGTACTGGTTATTACACCGCGGAAGTCGGAAGTATAACCAGTAATGTGTCATCAGAAGGTAATACAAGCGTGTTTGTAGTGTCTGCTCCTGATATTGGTTCAAATACCGCAACAATAGCCGCTAATGTACATGCAAATGGTATTATAAATCAAGTTACTGTTAAGCATGGTGGTTCAGGATATATTTCTACACCAACTATTACTAACTGGGATATTAACGGAACGAGTTCTATTTCTGATAATGTACGAAGAACGACAACCGCAGTTGTTGATATTGTTGGTGAAGGCGCTAATAATAGTGTAAATATTCAACCAGCTAATGTGGTATCATTTTCTTCTGGTGGTAATTTAAAAGCTAGATATATTTCAAGACGGGTAACATTAGAAGAGGGTTTTGATGCAATGGATCTTAAAGTGTATATGGATGCATATAAGCCAAGAGGATCTAACATTTATGTTTATTATAAAGTTCTTTCGGGGGATGATTCTGAATCTTTTGATGAAAAACCCTGGTTTCTTATGGAGCAAAAAACAGCAAGCGCTACTTACTCATTAAATGAAAATGATTTTAAACGATTTGAATTTAAGACTATAGATGAAAAAATTGCTTATATATCTGCAACTGGTGGAAAATATGAAAAATTTAGAACGTTTGCGATTAAGTTGGTTATGACTTTAGATAGAGTTGCACAAGATACTTTTATAGGAATCCCTAAATTAATCAATTTACGTGCAATTGCTCTTGATAGTGAGGGCGCTCCTTGATAATAAAAACAGATGATCCAAGATATCACAGAGATGGTTATTCTAATGCGCTTATTGCAACGGACCAACAGGCTTTATTGAAACATAGGCATAAAGTATTACAAACAAATACGATAATGTCTAATGAAGCGGAAATAAATAATTTAAAGTATGAAATAATTAATATACAACAAAATGTAAATAAAATTTTAAAATTATTAAGTAAGGATAGAGATGGCAATATCTGATACTAGTATTACTAGTGTAGAATTGGTTAACACTTTTGAGCAATGGCGCCTGAAAACCAATCAAATTATCACCGTATTGAATGAGCATTCAGATGAAAATCCTACATCTAATTTGATTTCTGCTAATTCTTTGGGTGGGTTTTTAATCAACACAATATCAGCAAATATTGTCACGGGGTCAAATGTAACGGGTTCTAGATTAATATTTACTGGGGGTATTGTAGATTTTACTGGTGCCGCGGTTACTGATATTGGAACTGTTGATAAATTTGCGTTAGTTGAAGATGCTGGTGCAACTATTTCTGGAGCTAGTCCCGATAGTAAAATTGAAAGAGCCCAAATAAATGAATGTGAAATAAATTTAAATGGTCGAAATTTCAATGCAAATGGATCATCTGTAATCACACTTACGGGTGCAACGGTTGCCGATTTAGGTACAGTTTCCCTTGTCACAATTGACGGTGGAACAATTAATGAAGTAAACGTTAATATTACGGCTTCTGATAAAGTTGTTACAGTGTCTTCTCCGGGTCCTCATTTATTTACTGGCGCAACATTTTCTAATGGAACATATAGTAATGCATATTCTATTGGAGGATTTATGCATTCTGCAAATATATCCGTAAATAGTGCATCAGTTCTTGTAACAAATACCGGGCCTATTTTTGGTACAGATGTAGGATCTTCTAATGTTGCTATTGGTAATTTTCCAGAATATACGACAAGTCCAACTCTTGCAACTTCATCTAAAGGTAGATTGCACATAAGAACAGATTTTGCAGAAGGTTTACAGACAGCAACCGCAGTATCGGCTGTTGCTGATGAGATGGTGATAGAAGGTAATACTGCGGTTGGATTGACTCTACTTTCAAATAATGTATCAAATAGTGTTATTGCATTTGGTGATCCTGATAATGTTGATGCTGGAGGATTTGTATATAATCACTCAACAGATAGTTTGCATATAGTTACAGATGGTGCTAATACGGTGGAATTCGGTAATGATTATGGTGGATATATGCAACTTGCTGGCGGAGACACTATCGGATCTCAAGGTGGTAAATTACATGTAAATGTTGGTTCGACTGATGGAATAGCTGGAATGTATTTAGACTTAAACGATGTAGACCAAATGGGAGTTTCAATTGATGCGGCTCAAACAACCGCAAATGTTTTTGACATTAATGCTGATTCATTTCAAACGGGTCATGTACTTTCATTACATCATGGATTGGGTACTGGTACTTCACATGCGGCCAATGGTTCTTTGATAAAACTTACAGATAATAATAGTTCAACAAATGCTAGAGCAATTCTTGATATAGTACAAGATGCAACAGGTGCTACTGGAACAATGGGACTAAGAGTTACAACAGATGCAGGAATAGGAATTAGTGTTATACAGAATGCAGATAAACCAGGAATAAATATTTGGTCTGATCAGGCTCATACAGAACCATTGGGTGAATTTCTTTCAACTAGTACTAGTGCGACTGGTACTTCTTTATTGGTTAAAGGATTATCTACCACAGCGACAACAAAAATTCTTACAGTTGCAAATTCGTCTGCTGATATGTTTGCAGTCACAGCAAACGGATCAATTTGGACAGGTACCCACGGGGGGTTTCTCACCACACAACATCCTACTACAGCAATTTATCTATTAGGAGTAAGGGATACTGGTGGATCAATTGTAAATACTAATTAAGATAAAAATGGCAAAACCTAGTACAAGAGAAGAGTTAAAACAATATTGTCTTAGAACATTAGGGCAACCGGTTATTGAAATAAATGTAGAAGATGATCAATTAGAAGATCGAATTGATGAGGGGTTACAATTTTTTCAAGAATATCATTTTGATGGTGTTGAAAGAATGTATAATATACATCAAATTACTGGCTCAACTGTTAAAATTATTTCTGGAACAGGTTTTACTGATGGCGAGACAATAACTGGTGGAACATCAAATGCAACTGCAACTGTAGTTTCGGCAAATTCTACTATTATAACATTCAAATCACATAACGATACGAATGGAATTTCAAATAATGATGTTACATCTAGTTTTTCAAATGCTGAAACGATAACTGGAAGTTCAAGTGGGACGGCCGCAGTAGCCGATACTGATGCATCGTTAGTTACTTTTGGTGATATGGATAATCATTATATTACATTAAATGACTCCATAATTGGTGTGACTGGTATTTTTGATATACAAGATACTGGCGGGGGGCAATTATCAAGCAGTATGTTTTCATTTAGATATCAATTTCATTTAAATGAAATGCCTTATCTTACTGCTACTTCTATAATAAATTATAAAATGTCAATGCAACATTTACAATTGTTGAATGACATGTTCGTAGGAAAAAAACCTCTACGATTTAATAGACATCAAAATCGATTGTACATAGACTTAGATTGGGAAAATGATCTTGAAGTCGATGAATATCTTGTAGTAGAAGCATATAGAATAATTGATCCTACTGCATTTGCAGATGTATATAATGATATGTTTTTAAAAAGATATATTACAGCCCTTTTTAAAAGACAGTGGGGGGCTAATTTAATAAAATATGAAGGGGTACAGCTTCCCGGAGGAACCACATTAAATGGGAGAACCTTATTTGAAGAAGCAAATCAAGAATTGAGAGATACAGAAGAACAAGCATCTCTTAAATATGAATTACCAGTTGACTTTATGGTTGGTCCAGGATAATGCCTACTAATTCTTATTTTAATCATCTACACAATACATCAGAACAAAATTTACATCAAGATTTGATTATAGAATCGATAAAAAATTTTGGTGTGGATAACTATTACCTTCCAAGACAATATATGAATGAAGATCTTCTTTTGGGAGAAGATACTATTTCACAATTTAACCAATCTCATTTAATAGAAATGTATGTTAAATCAGTTGACGGTTTTGAGGGAGAGGGCGACTTTATTTCAAGATTTGGATTAGAAATAAGAGATCAAGTAGTTTTTTCTGTAGCTAGAAGACGATGGGAAAATTTAGATACTGGTTATGATAGGCCAAGAGAAGGCGATGTAATATTTTTTCCTTTAAATAAAAAATTATACGAAGTTAGATTTGTCGAACATGAATCTATGTTTTATCAATTTGGTAAATTACCAATATTTGATTTAACGTGTGAACTATTTCAATATGATGATCAAAAAATTGATACTGGAATTGACGATATAGACTCAATAGAAGATAAATATGCATATGCTATTGAAATATCATTGGATGCTGGTGGAACAGGAAATTATGTAGATGATGAATATGTATATGTTGGAAGCACAGAAAGTTCTGCAAATACGAAGGGAAGAGTGTTGTCTTGGAATTCTACTGATAGACTGTTGAAATTAACGGATTTAGTGGGCACCTTTACTACCTCTCAAAATGTTGTCGGTAATACAAGCAGTGCATATTTTACTGTAACTACAACACCAAATACTCAAATATTTGTTAATGATGCTTCTGCAAATAATATAACTATTGAAACAGAAGCGGATTCTATTATTGATTTTTCTGAATCAAATCCATTTAGTGAGGGAGATTATTAAGAAGTAGATTCTGGAAGAATTGTGATCATACCATCTACTATCCTTTCTTTTGTTATAGCATCCACTTGGGTGTATTCAACATCATAAACATATAAACCAGAAGTCATATTTGCTGTTTGAGTAGCATTAGCTGTTATTGTGACATTACTGCCAGATATTGTCGCTGTAAAAGACATTATCCAAGAAGTGTTAGTAGTTGTGTGGTTCTTCTTCATAACAGAAGCACATGTACCTGTGCTTATGGTTACATTTGAATTATTTGCATCTTTGGCGGTAAAAACTTTTTCAAAGTTATTACCCTGATACATTGTTAAATTGATGCCTTGAGTTTTTATAGTAAGTGCCATAAGACTATTTATACAACTAAATAATATTACAATCTTTATGGAGTGTTATGTTAGGTCAAACTTTTTATCATCAAACAATAAGAAAATATGTTGCGTTGTTTGGAACATTATTTAATGATATTAATATAGAAAAAAAGGACTCGGGGGGTAATGTTTTATCTCGTCAAAAAGTACCGATATCCTATGGACCAAAACAAAAATTTCTTACAAGAATAAATCAAGATGCTTCGCTAGACAGACAAGTTGCTATTCAACTTCCTAGAATAGGATTTGAAATGACTGGTATAGCTTATGATCCTATTAGAAAATTAAATACAATAGGTACATTAACTCATAAAGATTCGATTAATGGTGAAAGAAACATTAAAAAAATGTTCAATCCTTCGCCATACATTTTTGATTTTTCTTTATATGCGTTTGTAGAAAATGCTGAAGACGGTACTCAAATATTAGAACAAATTCTTCCCTTTTTTACTCCAGAATTCAATGTAAGCGTAAA